GGGGGAGCTGGAACAGTAACAGGGACATATCTTAAATTTTCAGGTTTTAATACAAAAGCATGACCATTTTGATCAAAAAATATATCATTTTCTTCAATATTTATATCAATTTTTTGATAACGCATTGCAAGTAATTGACAACCAGTTTCTCTCAATACTATACTACTTGGATTTTCTGGATTAGAGCCTTTGTCTGGCATAGCAATAGTCATTCCTAATTTATTTGATTCAATTAATTCATTAATATCAGGAGCATATTTAATATCATAATAATGCAATGCACGCATAAATACAGAATTACTTGTCATATTAACATATTCATAAAATTCTTGTGATTCTAAAAATGAATTATTACTACGATCAATAATAATAACTACTTTACCCATTAGATCAGATAATTTTACATTACCTAAATTTTTACCTTGATATTCATAGCTATATTCTTTTCCAAGTAGTATATTACTATAACTTTCTAATAATTTAGCAAATGTTTTATACATATCTTGATTTGTACTTTTTATACGTAAATGAATTATAATAGGATCTTGAAAATTAGGAGCTGTTGATGAACTAAAAGCATAATCACGAATAATTGGCATTATTTCAGAAAAAGGAATATAATTAAAAGTTTCTTTAACATAATAACTATCAGATGTAGATGTAGCAACAACAGGTTGATTATCTATTGAAAATATTTCGAAATCAAGACCTCTTACTCCTTGTTTTAATAAATTTTTTAAAATACAAGTATCAACATAATCATTTTTATAATTTCCACCACTACAAGCATTATAAGCAGTTTTTATGTAGTAATCTTTAAATGTATATTGATAGTCTGATAAGCTTGGATTAATAGAACTTATTTTACCATTAATAGTTCCATAAATATTAGTCATAATATTACATTCTTTTTTTTTAAGACCACGATAATAAAAGTAAAATATAAAACTAATTATTATAATAACTAGAGTAACAATTGTTAAAATAAGTACTATATATGATTCTTTTAAAGAAGATAATGTAGTATTTATACTAGTTTGAATATCTGTCATATCTATATTATATAAATAAAAATAAAATATAAATAAAAATCTTTTGTTAAATACTATATTAAAAAATGATAATAAAAATATAATACAATTATATATTATATTATTAAATAATGCCAGGAGGATTAATGAATTTAGTATCACAAGGACAACAAAATATTGTTCTAAATGGTAATCCATCAAAATCTTTTTTTAAATGTGCATATAGACAATACACTAATTTTGGATTACAAAAATTTCGTGTAGATTTTGAAGGTTCAAAGACTCTTAGACTCTCTGAAGAATCTTCTTTTACATTTAAGATTCCACGTTATGCTGATTTATTAATGGATTGTTATTTATCTATTGCTTTACCAAATATTTGGAGTCCAATTTTACCACCACAACAAGTTACAACAGAAACAACAGCACAAGGACTTGGTAATATTGAACAATGGGCTCCATATGAATTTAAATGGATTGAAAATATTGGTGCCAAAATGATAAAAAAAATAAGTATTACTTGTGGTAATTATACTCTACAAGAATATTCTGGAGATTATTTACTTGCATCAGTACAAAGAGATTTTAATGATACAAAAAAAGATTTATTTTTTCGAATGATTGGTCAAGTTTCTGAATTAGTTGATCCTGCTAATGCAAATGGACGTATTAATTCATATCCTAATGCATATTATACTGGAACACTAGCGGGACCAGAACCATCTATAAAAGGTAGAATTTTATATATTCCTTTAAATACTTGGTTTGGATTAAAATCAGAAATGGCATTTCCTTTAACCTCTTTACAATATAATGAGCTTCATATAAATGTAACATTAAGACCTATTAATGAAATATTTACTATACGTGATGTTTTTGATGCAACAAATAATTATCCTTATATTGCACCTAATTTTAATTCTTGGTATATGCAGTTTTATAGATTTTTACAACCTCCACCTGATGTTTGTATTGATATTAATTCTTATTCAGATCAGCGAACTCTTTGGAATACAGATATACATTTAAATTGTACATATTGTTTTTTATCAAATGAAGAAGAACGATTATTTGCACTTCAAGAACAAAAATATTTGATGAAACAAGTTCATGAACAACTTTTTACAAATGTTACAGGACCAAATAGAGTTGAGTTAGATTCACTTGGTATGGTTTCAAACTGGCTATTTTATTTTCAACGTAGTGATGCAAATTTACGTAATGAATGGTCAAATTATACAAATTGGCCTTATAGCTATGTACCAATAAATGTATTACAAGCGCCTACTAATGGATCTTATACAGTTTATAGATTAGATGCTGGTGGAAATTTAGTTCCTGTTCAAATAGGACCTGGTGTTAATCCAGATGGTACATTAACAGGTTTAGTTATTTCACCACCATACAATCCACAGAATGATAAATTAATTTTAATAGCAATGGGAATATTATTAGATGGTTCATATAGAGAAAATATTCAACCAGCAGGAGTATATGATTATATAGAAAAATATACTAGAACAACAGGAAATGCACCTTCAGGACTATATTGTTATAATTTTGGAATACATTCAAATAACTCAGATTTACAACCATCAGGAGCTATAAATATGAGTAGATTTACTCAAATAGAATTAGAATTTACAACAATTATACCTCCTCTAGATCCATTAGCACAAAGTTTAACTATTTGTGATCCGGAAACAGGTCAAATTATTGGTGTAAATAAACCAACATGGCGTATTTATGATTATAATTTTAATTTATATTTATTTGAAGAAAGAATAAATATTATTAATTTTATTGGTGGAAATGTTGGACTTATGTATGCTACATAAAAATATTTATTATTTTTATTATTTTTTATTTTTTATTATAGGAATAGGTTTACTAATAGTATATTGTAAAAACCAACTATCTTTTTCAGAATATAAAATATCATTATATTTATCATTTATATTAGAATTTTTATTATATTCATTAAGTAATAAGTCACGTATTTTATAATAAAAGTTTATATTATCTTGTATATTATTTTCATTTTCATTTTCATCTAATATAAATTCATCAATGTTAGTACAAGTAGAAGTATCAATATCGATACTGCCAATATGTTGAATGACACATTTCAAATGTGAAATCAAAAGAAGTATCTAAAGATGATACTGAATCTGATGCTGATATAGATTTATTCAAAATATTTTCAAAATGATTATTATTCATTATATAATATATAATATTATAATTTATTTATAAAAATTAATAAATTATGAAAAATTAAATAAAATATAATATATAAGATAAAAAATATATAAATTATGATAATTCGTCCTATAATTTATTATGATTTAGAACACGGATATTTAGATTTATTATCACAACTAACACATTTAGGAACAGGTGATTTTTTTTCAAGATTCAAAGAGATACAATTAAATCCAAATATTACTATTTTAGTAGCTTATGATAATACAATTAATAAGGTTATTGGTGCTGGAACAGTATGGATTGAACCTAAATTAATTCATAGTTGTTCTAATGTTGCACATATAGAAGATGTTGTAATTGATATAAATTATCGCTCTCAAAATATTGGAAAAAAAATTATTGAAAGTCTAATAAATATAGCAAAGGTAAGCAATTGTTATAAAGTTATATTAGATTGTTCTGAAAAAAATATTAGCTTTTATGAAAAATGTGGATTTAAAAATAATAATATTCAAATGTCATTATATTTACAATAATTTTTTATAAATTATTTATTTTTAGAATTATAAATCTGCATTAGAAGGAGTAGGACCAGTATTATAAAAAGTACCTGTAGATGAAATAGTCATAGGATATTTTGCTTCAATTTTCTTTTCAAATTTATTAAGCCTATATTTTGACATCATTTTTCTATCATAAATTTTTAATCCATCATTAAAACTTTTTTCCCACATATCAACACCTTGATATGGTCTTTTTAAACTAACATTTTTAGAACCAGGATAAACTTCTTCCATATCTAAATTTTGTTTATTAATTAATGAACTATATGTTAATCCTTGTTGTCCAATTTTTCCACTATCTTCAAATGCTTTTATATTTCTATCTGGTTGTCTTAAAAGAGGTTTTGAATTTGGAAGACATCCAGGACAATCAATATCTGATGTACATTGATTCCTTGTCATAAGACATTGTGATTTCGGTCCACAAAAGTTTTTGCATGTAATTGGATCATTTATAGATAAGTTTACTGTATGACTATATTCTGGACCATTAATTTTAGTGTAATCAATTAAAGCATCCTTTGGAAAAGGTATTATAGGCATATTCAAAGTATATTCAGTATTTATTTGTGTATTATTATCAAATGACTCTTTAATAGCTATATAATCATTTTTTAATAAATTTTTAAACCAAATTATTAATAAATAAAATAATACAAAACTAACAAAACTATATAATAATGTATATTTATAATTTAATTTCATATATTATAATAATATTTTAATAATATTAGATTATTAATTTATTTATATTATGATAATATATATAATATAATATGTCAACAACTGATACAAATACAAATTCAATTGATGAAAAAAAACAGGAAACTAATAGTAGTACTAATATTAATATAAAAAGCAATATAAAAAGTTTTATAACTAGTTATATAACTAGTATTATAGTAACTATTTTTATAGGAATATTTATACTAGGAACATTAGGATTATATACAACTAAAGTTGCCCAAGCAAATATTTTACCAGATAATCCATTATTGGCTCCTTATACTGATATAGGAAGAAATGTTAGTGAAACGCCTATTGATATAAATATTATAAATAATATAAATTGGTCAGGAAAAATTAATAAAACTATTTCACAAAAAGCAATATTTGAATCAAAAGAATATTTAGATACATTTAAGAGTTCTTTATTATGTACATTATTTAAATCATCAGATCCTAATAGTGGTTTTTTTTCTAATTTTACATTATTCTTATCAAAAATAATAACAAATATATATGCTAAAAATTTTGCCTTTATCAATTCTTTATTCTTATATTTAAGTTACTTACCTGAATCACTTATTATGATTTTATATGGAACACTTGGTATTATTTTTTGGATTTTATTGTATGGAATAAATGTTATTTTAAGTGTATTTTATCATATTGTTAATATTCCACAATTATTTAAACAACCTATAGATCAAGATAATATAAATAATACAAAATGGCAATCTGATTCAGATGTATCATTTTCTATTATAAAATTTTTACTATTTTGGTTTTTATGGTTACCATTAGGATTTATTTCAGTATTTATTATTCCAGTTTATACTACTTTTAGTGCTCTTTTAGCACCATTATATGCTAAATATAAAATAGTGGGTAATGAAAATAATAAAAGTATGTCTATAATAGATTTTATTGTAAATACACTATTTTATAAAAAATCATTATTTTTCATATTAGCTAGTGTTAGTTTAGCTTCTAATGCAAATACATATTTAGGTTCAACTTCTTTAATTGGAGTATTTATAGCAATAATAATAGGATATTATATTGGATTATATAGTACTCCTAATTATGAACAAGATATATCTAATTATTATTCCGAAAATTTAGCAAATAAAGATATTAAACAAGCAAAAGCTAGTATAAGTAAAGAAAAAGTTAAAATTTGTCATAAAATTAAAGAAATACAAAAACCTCTACAAGTAGATAATAATGAAGGACCAATAGAATATGAAGATGCATTAAATATTAAAGGTGGAAAAAATATATTTGGAGGGAAAAAAAATAGAAATTCAAGTTTATTGAATAATTATAAAAAATATAATATTAAATTTGTTTAAAAGCTTAAAAAGAAGTAATAAATATATTATATAGTTAAATTAATGTCTCAACAACAAGTTATTTCAAAAAAGAAACAACCATTTGTAAGTGTTTGTACTCCTACATTTAATAGAAGACCATTTATTCCATATTTAATTAAATGTTTTGAACAACAAACATATCCAAAAGAAAAAATGGAATGGATTATTGTTGATGATGGAACTGATTCTATTGAAGATCTAGTAAAACATATTCCTCAAGTAAAATATTTTAGAGAAAATAAGAAAATGAATTTGGGAAAAAAACGTAATTTTATGCATTCAAAATGTTCTGGTGAAATTATTATATATATGGATGATGATGATTATTATCCGCCTGAAAGAGTATCACACGCTGTTGAAAGCTTGGTAAAACATCCTGAATATCTAATAGCTGGTTCAAGTGAGATGCATATTTATTTTGATTCTCATAAAAAAATATATCAATTTGGTCCTTATTCTGAGAATCATTCAACAGCAGCAACATTTGCATTTCGTAAGAAACTTCTTAAAAAGACTAAATATGATGAAAGTGCTTTTATTGCTGAAGAAAAACAATTTTTAAAAAATTATACAATTCCTTTATTTCAATTAGATACAAAAAAAGTTATTCTAGTGTGCTCTCATATTCATAATTCTGTTAATAAAGAAGAACTTCTTAAAAATAAAGAGCAATCAAAAATAACTGATTCACATTTTAATCCTGAAGATTTTATTAAAGATAGAGAATTATTAGAGTTTTATACTGTTGGTGTTAATAAAATTTTAGAAAATTATGATATTGGAAAACCAGAAAAAAAACCTGGATTAATTAAAAAAATAGAAGAAAATAAAGTAAATAGAAGTAAAATGTTAGAAGATTTGAAAAAAGAAAACGAATTAGATTATCTTAAAATGTTTATTGTAAAGAATCTACAACAACAAAATAAATAAAAATATTTATTATTTAAATAATATAAAGATAATAAGAAAATTATTATATAATAATAAGTAATTATGTTTTATGAAGACTATCATTTTTATCCAACAAACTCAGATAATATTTTTGAAGATATAGAAGCGGTAATATCTTAATCCACAGACTGATTTGTTGTAAGAATTGATGCAGTTATTGGAATAGAGATGTTAATGGAGCAACAAATATTTATAAAATTGCTTATAATGTGATAAATAATAAAGAAAGACTAAATTATTTATCAAGAAGCAAAAATAACTCATCAGGTAGTTTAGACGAATTACCAAAACCAAAATTTACACGCTCTGGGAAGGGCAAATCTTATTGATTTTTAGTGAATTTTGTCCTATTTTAAATCTTTAAGGGTGTAAATCAAAAGATTAAAGAAAATTGGCATAATAAATTTTTATTAACAAATAAATAATAATATAGATTTGTATTATATTACCAATAATTATATAATAAATTGGTAATATAAATAATTATATACTATATTTCGTCACTCATATCTTCTACTAAAATATCTTCTGTTGCATCAGCATCCTCTTTAATATATTTATCAATATATCTATATATACGATTAATATCTAATTTAGTAATTTCATAATTTTCAAATAATTGTATCATTTCTTGTTCAGAATATTTATCTTTAATATATAAGAAAAAAACTAATAAATCTTTTTTATCCATACTTAATTCTTGACATAAATTTTGAATAAATACTAAATTATTGAATTCAGTTGAATATTTTGTTAATACTTTTGTAAAACGTATTTCAGTTGGGTTGTATTCTGATTTATTTGGAAATGTATTATTTAATATTTTATTATTATAAAATGTTTTTATTAATGAACTCATTTCATTAAATTGCCATATTTGTTTTTGAAATGTAATTCTATCAATATAATCAGATATACACATATTATTTAAAATAGTTGAATAAAATGGTATTGATTCTTGTTTATCATAATTATTAATAACATCTATAATATTTTCATGCCATAACAATCCAACAATTGTTCTATCTGTTTCATTCATAGTATTTAAATGCTTTTCAAATGGATAATTATTATTAATTATTTTTTTTGTAATTTGTTTAGTATCTTCATTAAATGATTTTATCATAAAAATATTTTTTATAAGATTATTATTTAATATAGTTTCATTATTCTTATATAAATTAAATAATGTAACAAATTTTCTTAAATCTCCCTGAATATAATTAATAATATCATTTATTAAATTTTTATCTAAATTTGGCATAACTATATCTAATAAATTAATAATTTGAGTTTGAGTAGGAATTTTTAGTTCAACTACGTGAGATACCTTTATTAAATCTTGTATTTTTTTATCGACATGATAATTTCCAATACAAATTATTGGAACTATTGTTTGTTCTTCTAATTTTTGTTTTTTTGTTTTTTTAGGACGAATAATTTTAATTAGAGAAGTTATACCTCCTTTATCTCCACTATTCATTCCATCAATTTCATCCATAATTATAGCAACTTTTCTTTTTGATTTATTAAACATACTCATAACATTTCTATCAGACATATTATTTTTTGTAATAGTTTCTATTATTGTTTTTGTTCTAATATCACCAGAATCATATTTAATAATATCATAATTTAAATCTTTTAATATATTTGTAACAAAAGTTGTTTTACCAGTTCCTGGTTCACCATAAATATAAATACTCTTTTTTATAAGTAAATTATTTTTATTTTCTTCAAAATGAATTAGTATATCTTTTATTTTTTTTTCTTCAATTTCTCTATTTAGAATTTTATTCATATTTATTTTTTCCATCTTATATATCTTATTGTTTTCTTTTTATGTTGATTTATTTTAAAACCCAATTCTTTAATTAAATTATTTAAAAATTTAACGCATTTTTCAGAATCATTATCAATACTATAATGTAATAAAAAATATAAATAATTTATATAGATACATCCTTTATAATAATAATTATACATTGATAACCATTTAACGCTTGATTCATAAAATAAACAATTAATCACAAAATCATTATCTTGACGTATCATTGTTCTAATATAATTTTCTGATTTAGATTTAATTGATTCTGTAAATAAATTATGATATTTAAAATAATATTCTTTATTTAAAAATACAAATATTAAAAGTGGAACATATTCTTTAATAATATCAATAATTTCTATAGGTAATTTATTAACATTTTCTAAAATAACTTTTTCTTTTAAATTATTTTTAATAGTTATTTGATTATATATATTTGTATACATATAATCAATATATAATATATTTTTATATAATTATTATAAATATTTAGATATAAAATTTAGTAATTTTATTGATTAGTACTTGTATCTTGATTACAAGGATTAGGAACTCCAGATGTTATTCCATCCCAAGTTATTTTACAAGCTTTTGCCCATTTATATTTAGCACATTCACCATTAGAAGAATTAAAAGGATTTACATTAAAATTCATTGAATTTGGATTACCTTTACTGGGTATATTACAAGTTCCTAAACGTTTAGCATTTAAACAAGCTTCACCACTACCTGATAAATCTAACCAATAATCTGGACAATCACCAATAATAGGCGGCCAAGTCTTTGAAGTACTTGATTTAGTTAATGAAACTCCTATCCAAACTAACAATAAAATTAAAATAATTAAGGCTATTACAGAAACTGTTTTTTGAAAATTCATTTTATATAATAAATGTATATATTTTTTTATATAAAATCATATAATTAAAAATATTTTTATAATAAATATAATTATTATATACTTATTATATAATGAATTATAATAAAAGTTCAAATGGAAGAATAGATATATTAAATAAAACACAACCACCTGATATTAGTAATTTATTTTCTATGTATGATAAAATACCTGCAAAT